GCTCTTGGTGGCTCAGTAAATGCAGGTAAACCATATATGGTTGGTGAGTCAGGTAGAGAGTTATTTATACCAAATCAAGCAGGTCAAATAGTAAGCAACCAAGATTTAAAACAAATGGGAACAGCTCAAGCTGCACCTACAGTCAACTTCAATATATCAACAGTAGATGCTGCTGGATTTGACCAGTTACTAGCATCAAGAAAAGGATTAATAACATCAATCATAAACAATGCCATGAATAATCAAGGCAAAATGGGAGTTGTATAATGTCAGGACAATTTCCAACATCTCCTAATTTTAGAAGTTTAAATTTTAAAGATAATAGACCTACATTAATTAATCAGACTTTATCAGGTAAAAAACAAGTCAGACAAATAGGTGCTCAGTATTTTTCTTTTACAGTTGCAATGCCACCTTTACAACAAGAAAAGGCTCAAGAAGTATTTGCATTTTTACAAAAACAAAAAGGTTATTTTGAAAACTTTACTATAGTTGCACCACTAGATAACTTAGGTGCAGGCAAGTCAGAAACAGATATTCAAGTGGTTGGAGCACATGTATCAGGAGATGCTTCTATAGCCTTAGATGGCTTTACAGCCAATCAAACAGGTGCTCTAAAAGCTGGAGATTTAATTAAGTTTGCAAATCATAGTAAAGTTTATATGGTTCAATCAGATATTGATTCTGATGGTAGTGGAGCATTAACTCTTCTTATATCACCTAATCTAGTAGCATCTCTAGCAGATAATGAAGCTGTTACTGTAAACAAACCAAGTTTTACTGTTTATCTTGAATCTGATGAGATTATTCGTTCAGAAACTATTGGTGGTTTTAGCAGTATTTCATTTGATGTTAGAGAGGTTATAACCTAATGCCTAGAAGTCTATCTACTGATTTACAAACTCAAGTATCATCAACAGCAACTAAAACAGCTTTTCTAGTTGAGCTTAATTTATCAACTACTATCAGATTAACTGATTGGTATTCTAATGTAACTTATGACTCTAATAGCTATGAAGCTGGTGGTTCTTTTTTAACAGTTGATTCAACAACTGAAACAGGTCAGCTACAAGTTAATGAAATTAATTTGGGTTTTTCAAATATCACAGATGATGTTAGGTCTTTAGTTCAAGATGGTGAATTTACAGATAAAATAGTAGATATTTATATTGCTTATTTTAACGAAGACGAAACCATAGTAGGTGCAATAAACTATTTCACTGGTCAAATAAGAAATGTATCTATTGCAGAAAGTATTGATAACTCTGCACTATCTATGACTGTTGCAAGTCATTGGTCAAATTGGAATTTAACTAAAGGCAGACATTATTCAGACGAATCACAACAAACATTCAGTTCAGGTGATAAAGGCATGGAATTTGCAACTCAGGTTAAAGAAGATGTTAGGTGGGGTATGTAATGCTTGATAAGATATTTCAATTTTTTCAATGGGCAAAAGGTGTTTATGAGGGTAGTAAAGCTCTACAGGCAATTTATACAACCTTTCAAATAGTTACTGCTCTTGTTGGTGTAAAAGGATATTTACAAGCAAGACAGATGATGGCTCAAGGTCAAGATATATTGGCTAACAAAACTGCTGCTGGGGGCAAGATACCTGTTGTATATGGTCTAAGAAGAGTAGGAGCCCAAATAATTTATATGGATGTATCAGGTAATGATTCAAGGGATTTATATGTAGTCTATGCTTTATCGGTTGGTGAATGTGATGAAATACTAGGTAGGACTATTGAGCTTGATGGTAACCCTTTAACTGATTCAGCAAGATTTAGAGATGGTGGTTATATAGGTTCAGATAAAATATCTTCAGGTTCAGGTTCATTAAATACAGTTTCACAAAATGGTACTGATAGCTTGGATGTTGGTGGTGGTGGTTTTGGAACAAATCCTGCTGCAAAATATAGATATGTTATGAATCTACATCATGGAGCTGCATCACAAACAGCAGACCCAATGCTTGTTGCATCTATGCCTAACTGGACTTCATCACATAGATTAGATGGTGTTTGTTATATAGCTGCTCATTATGGTTATGATAGAGAGGGTATGTGGTCAGGGGTGCCACAATTAACAGTTCAGGTTAGAGGTAAAAAAGTATTTGACCCAAGAGATTCAGGTCAAACATTTGGAACTCCATCTACTTATGAATTTTCTGATAATCCAGCTTTATGTTTTCTTGACCTAATCTCAAATAATGAATATGGCAAAGGTTTAATAGAATCACAAATCAATATGTCTACATTTACTTCTGCTGCTAATGTTTGTGATACAGAGGTTGACCAGCCTTATTTTAATGGTTCAGCACAATCACTTACTTGGAGTGCAAATAGTGGTGATAACTTTTTTACTATTGCAGGAGTAGATGCTAATGATGTTTGGTGGCAAAATAAAATAGGGGAGCTATTAGATTTATTTGATGCTAATGGTAATGGTGTTATAGATGGTGATGAAATTATTGATGTGCAAAGAAATCAATTCTTTGATTCTAATGAAGAATATATTGTTTATATAAATAGCACTTTTAGTAGTACCTATTCTTCTCAAGCTGGCTCTTCGTTATTAAAAGTTAAAAGATTTCATTGCAATGGATATTTGAATACAAATAAAAATGTGATGGATAACGCTAAAGAGCTTCTTGCTAATATGAGAGGTATCTTTCTTTATATAGATGGTAAATATGAATTATCAATAGAAGATACAGGCTCATCTACATTTAGCATTAATGACAATCATATTATTGCCGATGCTGGCATATCAGTTGATTATGGAAATAAAGACAAAAAAGCAAATAAAGTTATTGTTGAGTTCTTCAATGCTAATAAAAAATATGAATTAGATACAGCTACAGTTTTACATGATGCAAGTCCTGAATATTATTCAGATGATGGTGATGAGATATTAGAAATTAAAGCTGAGTTCCCTTATATAAGTGACCCTTACATAGCTTATAACATGGGTAAGGCAATCTTAACTAGAAGTAGAAATCAGACCACCATGCAGTTCTTAGGAACTCCTGAGATGTATAAGTTAAATGTAGGAGACATAGTAGATTTAACTTATGCAGGCTTAGGATTCTCAGGTAAAGTTTGTAGAGTTGAAGCATTAGAATTACAACCAAATGGATTAGTTGCAGTCAGCTTAATAGAATACTTTGATGTTTATACATGGGAAGTACCACCTCAAGAACCAGTAGAAGAACTAGCTAACTTACCTTCTGCTTATGCAGTAAAAGCTCCAACAGGATTATCATTTACTGATACTGATTCTAGTTCTACAGGTAGACCATTCTTATCTTGGAATGAGCCAACAGATTTTCCTAATTATCAATATAGAGTTAATGTTGTTGATAGTTCTAGCAATCAAGTTAAAAACACTATTGTTGATGTAGAGAATTGTGATTTAAACTTTTTACCAGTTGACGCTAACTATGTTGCAAGTGTTAGCTCATTAAATACATTAGGCTCAGAATCATCTCCAGCTACTTTAACTTTTACTATTGGTGATGCTCCTACTAAAACACCTGATATAAAGAATGATGCAATTACTACTGTAAAAATATTAGATGGAAATGTTACTGATGCAAAGATAAATTCTATAACAGCAAATAAAATTACAGCAGGAACTATAGATGCTAGTCAAATAACAGTTACTAACTTAAACGCAACTAACATTACTTCAGGTACTTTAGCTACAGCTAGACTTAATGTTTCAGATATTATTTCTACAGGAAGCATAATTGTTAATGGAGACAATATATCTGATTTAACTAATGATTCTGCTTTTATTAATGGTGGTCAAGTCAATACTAATGTTACTGCAATAAGTGGTGGAGTTATTACTACTGGAACTGTTAATACAGCTAGACTTAATGTTTCAGATATTATTTCTACAGGAAGTATTATAGTAAGTGGAGATAATGTATCTGACCTTACAAATAATTCAGGATATGTTGATGCAACAGGAGCAGCTTCAGCAGCACCAGTCCAATCAGTTGCAGGAGCTACAGGAGCAGTATCAGCTTCAACTATTATTACTGCTGGTAATATTGTTGTTCAAGGAGACAATATTTCTGATTTGACTAATGATTCTTCTTTTATTAATGGCGGTCAAGTTAATACAAATGTTACTTCTATATCAGGTGGTGTAATTACTACTGGAACTATTAATGGTTCAGTTGTTAATGTTACTAATATAAATGCAGATAATGTTTCTACAGGAACTTTAAATGCAAATAGAATACAAATAGATGATGTAACTATTGATACTGATGGAAGTGGTAATCTAATTATTAAATCAGGTGGAGTAGATACAAATCAATTAGCAGATGCTTCGGTTAATAACGATAAGATTGATAGCATATCAGCAACTAAGATAACAGCAGACCAATTAGATTCAGCAAGAGTTAATGTTGATACTTTGAATGTTAAATATTTTGCAAATACAACCCCACAAATATATTCACAAACAGGTGGTGCAGTACCATTAACTAAAAAAGGTTTTTTCTATAGTGCAACATCAGCATTTGGAACAGCTTATCCTTTTACAAAAGGTAATATAACAATATCTCAAGTTAGGAATGATGCACAATATATATGTATTTTGTATGGTGTTTTGGGTGATGTTGAGAATGTAAGAGTGCAATATAGTTATAATAATTCTACATGGTTGAATGTTCCAAATGGTGCAACATTTACATGGCAGGCTGGTACCTTTAGACCTTATACTTATACCTATTATGGAACCGTATCAGGACTTTCTAGTTCACAATCAAATATTTATTTTAGAGTTTATTTTTTTGGTGATTACAATCATACTTCATTAGGTTTAACAGTTTTACTAGATAACATGGGTTAATTATGAATAGTTATACAATTTATAAAACAGAAACAGGTGAAATTATTGGAACAACAACATCTGATATAACTATAGATGAGGTTTCTTTAAATGATGATGAATCAGTGATAGAGGGAAATTATTGTGGCTTAGAATATGAAATTAAAAATAACGAAGCTGTAGCAAGAACAAAACCAATAACAGATTTAATTAGACAAATGAGAAATGATTTATTGTTTGCATCAGACTGGACTCAAGTAAATGACTGTCCTTTACCTGATTCTAAGAAACAAGAATGGGCAACATATAGACAGGAATTAAGAGACTTACCATCTTTATATCAGTCAGCTAATAATATTGCTGATGTGATATTTCCAAGTATCCCTGAATGATTTAAGATATATAAAATAGGATTTTATTATGGCACAACACGATTACAACATAGCAAACCAATCAGGTGCAGACTTTAGAGCAGATTTAAACAATGCTCTTTTAGCTATTGCAACTGTTAATAGTGGCTCAACAGAACCATCAACCACATTTGCTCATCAATTATGGGTAGATACATCTAGCAGTGTATTAAAGATTAGAAACGCTGCTGATAATGCTTGGGTTACTACAGGTGTTAGCATTACTGCATCTAATACATTTACTGGCAATTTAACAGGAAATGTTACTGGTAACTTAACAGGTAATGTTACAGGTAATGTTACTGGAGACTTAACAGGTAATGCTGATTCTGCTGATACTCTAAGTACAGCAAGAACTATATCTTTATCAGGAGATGTTGTAGGTTCAGCTTCTTTTGATGGTAGTGCCAACATAGATATAGATACAGTAGTTCAGATTAATTCAATTACTTTAGGAACTGATACAACTGGTGATTATGTTGAATCTATGTCAGGCGGAACTGGTGTAACAGTAACAGGTGGAACTGGTGAAGGTTCTACTCCTAGTATTGCTATAGGACAAGCTGTAGCAACTAGTGATAATGTTACTTTTAATATAATTACAGCTACTGAAGAATTTATTGGTGATATTGATGGTGCTGTTAGATTTACAGCTAAAACTGATGAAGCATTATCTAAAGGTGATGTTGTTTACGTGTCAGGTGTTTCAGGAAATACAACTACAGTAGGTAAAGCAAAAGCTGATGATGCTTCTAAGATGCCTGCATTTGGTATGGCGATAGAAGATGCTAATGCTAATAACAATCTGCAAATAGTTACTTTTGGTAATTTAACATCTATTGATACTTCTAATGAATCAGTAGGTGAAATACTTTATGTATCTACAACAGCAGGTGAATATACAACTACAGCTCCAGGTGGAGAATCAGCACAAATACAAAACATAGGTAAGGTATTAAGAAGCCATCAAAACAATGGCTCTATCAAAGTAGGTGGTGCTGGAAGAAGCAACGCTACTTCTAACTTAGATAATGGGAAGATATTTATAGGTAATGGTTCTAATCAATCAACTACTTCAACGCTCGATACTTCTATAGTTGTTGAAAATACTAATCTTTACTATACAACTGCTAGAGTAAATTCTGCATTTGATACTAGGTTAGGCACTAAAGATACAGGTGACTTATCTGAAGGTAGCAATTTATATTACACAACAGCTAGGGTTAATACTGATTTTGATACTAGATTAGCTACTAAAGATACAGGTGACTTAACTGAAGGTTCTAATCTTTACTATACAGATGCAAGAGTAAATTCTGCATTTGATACTAGATTAGCTACTAAAGATACTGATGATGTTGCAGAAGGTACTACTAATTTATATTACACATCATCAAGAGCAAATACAGATTTTGATACTAGACTTGCAACCAAGTCTACAACTGATTTAGCAGAAGGCACTAACCTATATTACACAACAGCTAGATTTGATTCAGCTTTCACATCTAAAGATACAGATGATTTAAGTGAAGGGTCAACTAATTTATATTACACACAATCAAGATTTAATTCTGCATTTGGTAATAAAACAACTGCTGATTTAACAGAAAACACTAATTTATACTATACAGATACAAGAGCTAACTCAGCTATTGATGCAAGAGTAACTAAAGCATTTGTTGATGCTCTTGGAATACAAGCTACTAGTGTTGCTGCTGATTCAGTTGCATTAGGAACTGATACTACAGGTAATTATGTTTCAACAATAACAGGAACTGCTAATAAGATTACAG